GATCAGTTAGGTAATATAGCCTTACAAGAACTATTTAATGATATCCTTCTATTACCAGGTGCTTATAGATTCGGTAATCCGGATATGACACTTAGTGCAGTATTTGGTAAGAATAAACAACTAGGTAAACTTAATAAGTTAGGTTTAGCAATTGCATGGATACTTAATAAAATAGATCCGAATCATACAGAGAAAGCTGTAAAAAATGAGGAGGATGAATTTGACAACCATTCATCTGAGTAATTATGAACATACAGGATCTGACATTTGGTATAAAAGATGTAATAGCTATAGCTGCCGGTATAGGTGCAGTATGGGCTTTCATATATGCTCTAAAGAGTCAACATGATAAAAGTACAACGCGTATGAATAGTTTAGAATTATCCCAAGATGAGTTCCAAAGTGATACTACAAAGGATATGGGTATCCTTAGGAGAGAGACTGATGAGAAGTTTCTCCATGCAAAGAATGCAAAAAAAGCAAATATCATGGCTATATATGAAGAACTTAACCGCAATAAAGAGGACTTCAAAGAAAAAGAAGCCCAGATTTATACTAAGATAGAAGATATCCGTAAGGAGCAGAAAGACTCTCATGATAAGATGTCAACTAAGCTAGATGTCTTATCTACTCAAATGAATTTAATGAGCACTAACCTGGCGGAGCTTACTGGCTACATCCGCGCTAAAAAAGAAAAAGATTAATATGGCAACACTATCCGGATGGCTTACTAAAAATATGCCAGATACATATCAGTTTATAAGAAACTTCTTCAAAGCACTTAATAATCTTCCTGGTGGGCATAGTCTCCGCAAATGGTTAGGTATAGGTACTTTTTGGGTATTAGCTGTAATCTGTGTAAGATATACAGATAATAATAATGCCGTAAGTATGGCCACAGTACTATCGGGCTTAATAGTAAGTCTCATGGTTACCAATACTGTTGGTAATCACTATGAAAAGAAACTAGAAAAAGCAGAAGACTTAATACCCCCTGAAGATGGCCAAAACAAGTAAAACAGCTTATGTTATAGGATCTCTTCTATTGCTTATATTCCTATTGCTGGTATACATCATATTCAAGAACCCGCAGCTTATTTATATTGGTGATAAAGAGAAACAGCTTAGAGACTCTATCGTATTATTACGATCAAACATAGATAGCAGTGTAGTTAGGCAAGTTAAAATTCAACATCAGTATGATAGCCTCCTTGCAATAGAGCCTGGAGTAATTTATAGAAATCATGAGACAACTAAATTTGTATTTAATACAGCTTCTCCTACTCAGCTGGACAGCATCATTCGCTCAGCTTGGAGTATCAAAAGATACTAGTAGAACCTATGGGATAACAGAGTTGAGGAAGATAGCAAAGACTGCTGTGGATCTTAATACCTGTGATACATTATTTGCTACATCCAAGAAGATGCTGGCCAACCGGGATACACTCCTTAAAGAAAAGGACTATACTATAACCCAATATTCTCTTACTGTAGGGCTCAAAAATCAACAGATCAAGAACAGGGAGGATACCTTGGCTGTAAGAGATAGAAAGATCCGTAAGCTAAATAATCAAAAGAAAGCTATTCTAGTAGGGTGGGCAGCTACTGCTATTCTAGAAGCAGCACTAATCATCTACCTTATAATACATTAAACTTTATAGGTTTTAAACTTTTATTATTTAAACTTGTATAGTTTAAATAAAAGTAGTATATTTGTTTAAACTAAAACAATATATTATGTCAAAGGAAACCAACACTAAAGACACAGAAAAACCTCAGCTCACTCCTGAGCAGGTTGAAGCTCAAAGAATTATTGTAATGAATTATTACACTAATCAGGTACAGGTTCTTACTGTACAAGCAGAGTATGAAAAGCTATTAGCAAATATTGAAGAGTCTCGTGCCAAGAGGTTAGAGATGGTTATTAGACAAGCTCAGATGCAAGCTCCGCCAGAACCTCAAGAACCTGAAGAAGAATTTGAAGCTGAAGAAGCTAAATTAAATCCTAGAAAACGCGTACTTAAAAAAGACTAAGATGACAACAGCAAACATTATCAAAACCTATGGTCAACCGGGAGATACTAAGAATCTTACCATGATCAATCTACCTTATCCTATGATTATTGATTGGGATAGAAAAGTAGTAACAAATAAGATGCAGGTGCATAAACTAGCTGCAGATTCACTAACCAAGATCTTTAAAGAAATCTTACAGATTTATGGATTAGCAGAGATCCAAAGATTAGGAATAAACATTTTTGGTGGTTCTTATAACTTTAGACAAATGCGCGGGGGTACAGAATGGAGTGTCCATAGTTGGGGACTTGCTATAGATCTAGACCCAAGTCGTAATAAGCTTAAGGCTACAAGTAAGACTGCTCAGTTTGCTAAACCGGAGTACAAAGCTATGATAGATATTTTCTATAAATATGGCTGGTACTCTCTAGGTAAAGAAAAAGATTATGACTGGATGCACTTTCAGTTTATTAAACCATAAACCAACATGGCAAAATTTAATGTAGTAGATAAAAAAGTAAACATGTCCTTGGAAGATATTGTTAAGTTCCAAGTAATGATGTATTGCTATACTCACAAAATCACTATTAGTGAAGCAGATTTGAATTGTCTAACATTGCTCGGCCTTAATAAAAAGGCTGAGCTTTCAGACTTTTGTAATGCTTGTTGTGATCCTGAAGAGAAGGATAAAGATTCTGATCTACCCTACCAAAAGGTTATATTCAAAACTCCACAAACAGTGAGAAACTGTATTGCTAAGATGAAGAACTATAATATAATAAATAAGGATGGTTTAGGTCATAGTAAGATCATTGAATTAAATCCTGAATTGAGTATTCAGTCTGAAGGTAATGTATTGTTAAACTTTAAAATGTATCATATTGGTACCCAAGAAAGCTAAGGATTTTAAAAAACCTACAGCAACAGACTTAGGTTTGCCTGAAGATCTAGTAAATAATGTAATTGATTTTTACTGGGAGAAGGTTAGAAAACACATGTCAGCTTTAGACTATGCTAATATAAAGATTCCTAATCTAGGAATTTTTAAAGCAAAGCACTGGAAGATAGATGAGACTGTAGTAAAGTATAAGGAACATATTGGAAGAATGGAAGGTAAGTTTGCTGAACATATAGTCAAACGAGATCTTGAAGACAGGATTGCAAAGCTTGAAGCAATTAAAAAAGTAGTAGAAGAAACAGAATTAAAATTTAAAAAAATAAGAGATGCTAGAAAAAGTAAAAATAATTTGGAAGAACAAAGCTCAGATTTGGAAGGGCTTTCTGAATTGGATTCACAAGACTGATTCTGTAGAAAATGTATATGATAAGAGATGGAGTCTCTGCAAAGCATGTCCTCATTTGGATAAAAAAGGTAGTTTATGTACGGCACCAGGAACACAACCTTGTTGTGGTATCTGTGGTTGTAGCTTAGCTTTTAAATTAAGATCATTAGATTCAGCATGTCCTCATCCAGAAGGACCTAGATGGAAGGAAGAAAAAGTATGAGTATAATGATTAAAGATCCTACACAGATGGTAAGATTTATGATGAACCATGAAACTGAAGAAGCTACTCTTTGTGTACTAATAGATTATTATGTTGAAAGAAAAACTATACCTGTAAAAGACGGCATAAGTCTTAAAGAAATGGTCAACTCTCCAGATAAAGAAAACATGGTCTTAGCAAAAACATTATTACAACTTAGATATCAATTATTATGAGCGGATTAATGGAGCAAATAAAGCCTGAAAATAAGAGACCTTATATAGATACTACAAATTATCCTTTATATGCTAGACAAACGCTTGCCAGCAATATAATACACTTACATATGCTACAAGGACAACTTACCATGAAGCAGTTTAATGATTTAACAAAATTAGCTGAATCAGAAGATATAGAGAGTATAAATCTTTGTATCTATTTAATAGAATCAGTAACTAATCAAAAACATATATTATGAGTATTTGGAGTGATATAAAAAATACACAAGCTGTTACAGCAGGTACTCTAACAAAGAGTGATCTTTATGATTTCATGACTAAACTTAGTAATGAGGGTGGTCATGCTAAACATACCTGGGTAATGCAAACTGGGCGTAGTGGAATGAATATGCTTAATAATGCTATGCAGACTCAAGTTTACTTAAAACTAATGAAACAATTAAACTTCTCAAGAGAGGAGAGAAAGAGATTAGGAAAGATGATCAATTCACCAGATCCTGAAAACTTTGAAATAGCTAAGATACTTATTGATAATAAGAAAGCAGAACTAAAAGAATATCACAAATGAACATGAATGTCTGGATATCTGAAAGAGAAAAGCAACATCTAGCTAAGATAGCTGATGATGTAGAGCGTCAGCTTATGTGGGGTGATTCTTGTCCTAAAAAAAGCGAACTTAAATCAAGGCTTTCTGATTTATTTAATAGAAGTAAAATAACTTTAGAAGAGCAAAAAAGAATTAAGGATATGATAGACTCTCCAGCAGGAGAAGATTTAACCTTTGCAGAAACACTTATAGAAACAATATCAACTCAAAAACCAATACAAAATGGCAGTAACATTCAAAGAGAAGGGTCACTCTTATCAGAGTCAAGATCCTAAAGATGATATCAAATGGCTAGGTGTAACAACCTTTGTAGCTATGTTCAAACCAAAGTTTGATCCTGTAGCACAGTCTATAAAATCTTCTAAGAATAAAAGATCTAAATGGTTTGGTATTCCTCCAGAAGATATTCAAAAGATCTGGGCCGGTGAAGGAGATAGAGCAAATAATGAAGGAACAAAATACCACAATCAAAGAGAGTCTGATCTTTTAGGTATAGAAACTATTGTTAGATCTGGTGTAAAGATTCCTATCATTAAACCTATTTATGATGGTGAACTTAAAATAGCTCCTGTACAAAAACTCTCTGAAGGGATATATCCAGAACATTTTGTATATTTGAAATCAGTTGGGTTATGTGGCCAATCAGATAGAGTTGAGGTAGTTAAGAATATAATTGATGTTTATGACTACAAAACTAACAAAGAAATTAAGAAGGAAGGTTTCACAAACTGGGAAGGAATAGTTGATAAGATGCTTGGTCCGGTAGCTCATTTGGATGATTGCAATCTTAACCATTATGCTTTACAATTAAGTACTTACATGTATATTATGCTTAAACATAATCCTCAATATAAACCAGGTAAACTTATTTTACATCATATTGTATTTGAAAAAGAAGGTGTTGATAAGTTTGGATACCCTATTCTAAAGAGAGATTCTCATGGAGAAGCTATTGTGGAAGATGTAGTTCCTTATGAGGTTCCTTACTTAAAGAGTGAAGTAATTGCTATGATTAATTATATTAAAGATAATCCAAAATGAAACTACCTAAGGTAACCTTTACAACCTTTCCCGGCCTATGTGTTGGGATAGGCTTTCCATGGAATGATTACAGTGATATGTACATTACTATATTATTTGTTGGTATCCACATTAAATGGAGAAAGAGGTGAGCATGAGTAGTAATGATGAATATCAAACAAGAGATTTCTTTAAAAAAAGAAAAGCTGTAACTATTGAAGGTGAGACTATAAGGGTAACCTTTATGCCGCATCCTTTATTTGATGAACCATATGAACCAAAGAAACTCTTCTGTGAAGAGATAAAAACCAACAAGAATGATAAAGCTATTTGATTTACAAAATGGGAAGATTATTCCTACAGAACATTGTTATACTTTAGGATTCCTTAAAGATATAATGGAAGCTTACCCTGAGCAACATATATCAATTTATGAATACCTATTCTATATGACTTGCCCTAATGAAGATCTTAATCCCTATTTTAATATGCCAGTAGAAGATAAGCAAGAGTTTATACTACGCGATATTAAAGCTGAATTCTTCTGTGAAGATGAGCTTATTGAAGAAGGATTAAAGCGCTGCAAGGAGATGAATGAAACTCCTACTAGCCGGGCCTACAATGGTATTAAGATTGCCCTTGATAACATGGCTGAAGTAATGAGTATTACTAAACCAACCTTTGGTAGAGATGGTAGTGCCACAGCTTTACTTAGAATAGCAAAAGACTTTGATGCAGTAAGGCAATCTTACAAGGGAGTTTATAAAGATTTACAAGATGAACAACAAACTAGAACTCGCGGTGGAGGCGAATTAGCATATGATCAATAACATGGAAGAATTACACAACTGGTTATTTCATTATAACTCTTTTACACAATCATGGTCAGCTTTCAAGAGAGAGCAAATGAATGATTACTTTAATGGTAAATTGATTAGTAAAGATCTTTTGAGAAGTAAATCTCAAAAAACATTGGAAGAACTTATTGTATCTCATGAAGGTGATATCAAAAAAATAAATGAGTTTGTAGCTCTAAATAAATGAACAGTTTCTTCTATACAGATATTCCTACATGGGATAATGGTGTTTGGACTACTAGTACTTTTGAAACTAGGGTAGACTTTAGAAATTATATTCTATCTGTGTTTAAAGAACCGGGCAAGTATGATTTTGATGAAACATCCTTTATATTCAATGAGGAAGCTACTAAGTATAATGCAATAGGTTATTATACACCTGCGCCCAAAAAGAGTAAAGATTATATTACTTATTGGGATGAGCAAACTATTAGATGTAGAAAAGGTGTGATCTTTAAAAATAAAGGAAAGACCTGGTACCTTGCAAGAGAGTATTACATGTGGCTCAATTTCCTACCTATCAATAACAAAGAAATAAGAAAGTTTGCTTTCCCGGATATCAGGGATGCTCAATACCATTTAGCTCTTTATGAGATCCTGGCTGAGTTGTTTTACAAGCATGCCGCTGTTCTTAAGAAACGGCAGATTGCCTCTTCATATTTTCATGCAGCTAAAATGATTAACCAGATCTGGTTTGAAGAAACACCTATCTTAAAGATGGGAGGTAGTCTTAAAACTTATGTTCAAGATACCTGGAGATTCTTAGCAGAATATAGAAACTTCTTAGATGAGAATACAGCCTGGTACAGACCTATGAATCCTGGTAAAGTTCTTGACTGGCAACAACAGATTGAGGTAACTATTCCAGGTACAAATAGAAAAACATTAAAGGGTTTAAAAGGTGTACTCAAAGGAACATCTTTTGAACAAGATCCTACAGCCGGTGTAGGTGGACCTTGTACTTACTTCTTTCATGAAGAAGCAGGTGTTGCTCCAGATATGATGTCCACTTATGGTTACATGAAGCCTGCCTTAAAATCCGGTATGATTACTACTGGTACTTTCATTGCTGCAGGATCTGTGGGTGATTTACAGCAATGTGAACCTTTAAGAAAAATGATCCAGACACCGGAAGCTAATGAGATATTCTATGTAGAATCAAATCTTCTTGATGACAGAGGTACTGTAGGTAGGACAGGATTGTTTATTCCAGAACAATGGTCTATGCCTCCATGTGTAGATAAGTTTGGAAATTCAGAAGTAGAGAAGTCTTTAGCAATGCTTGATGAATACTTTGCTAAAATTAAAAAGGACATGAGTCCTGAGGATTATCAGCTAGAAGTATCTCAGCACCCGCGCAATATTGAAGAAGCTTTTGCAACAAGAACTGTATCACTATTCCCAGCTCACTTAGTTGCCGCGCAAAAGAGAAGAATTGAAGATAAAGAATATGCTACAGAATACATTGATCTCTCTAGAAATGCACAAGGTGTATGGATTATTGAGAAGAGTAAGAAGATTCCTATAAGTAAGTTTCCTGTAGAAAAGAACTCTGAAGATAAAACTGGTGTTATTGTAATGAATGAAAAGCCTGATCCAAATGCAGAATGGGGCACCTACTATGCATCTATTGACCCGGTTTCTCAAGGTAAGACTACAACATCTGAATCATTATGCTCTATTTATATTTACAAGATACCTATTGAAGTTACAAGACAAGATGGTGAAGATGTAAAAACCTACATAGAACAAGATAAGATTGTTTGTCACTGGTGTGGCCGCTTTGATGATATCAATGAAACTCACAAGAGATTGGAGAATATGATTGAGTGGTATAATGCATGGACAATTGTGGAGAGCAATGTTCCCGGATTTATAACACATATGATCAAACAAAGAAAGCAGAAGTATCTAGTCCCTAAGAATCAGATTACTTTCAGGAAAGATATTGAGAATGTCCAAAGTCATCACCAGGAGTATGGTTGGAGAAACACAGGCACTATATTCCGGGCTCATATTTTACCCTACTTAATTGATTTCTGTAAAGAGGTATTAGAAGAAGTAACTACAGAAGATGGTAAGGTGGTTAAAGTAATATATGGTATTGAAAGAATACCAGATAAAATGGCCATGGTTGAGATGCAACAATACAGAGATGGACTCAATGTGGATAGGTTAATTGCTCTTGGAGCTCTTATTGCTTTTGCTAAAGTTCAGGAAGCAAATAGGGGTATCAGAAAGAGGTTAGATACTACTGATAAAAAACAATTGTCCAAATCAGAAAATTTATATAAATTTACTAACAGTCCCTTCAGACATATTGGAGGGGGTAACGGATCTATGAGTGGTGCTAAACCTCCCAGAAATCCTTTTAAAAACATAAGATAATATGCAAGTATTAAATGCAATGCAGCTCAAATCGGGCAAAAAAGCTGAGTACAACAGGATGGGTTCAATTACCCAACCTTTACAGTTTTTACCAAAAAAAGATAAAGATCCTGAATGGTCAGCCTGGAATCTAGATTGGCTTGAGTGGAATGGTATTAAGCAACTTCGCAGAAATGCAAGAAGACTTATGAAAAATTACAAACTGGCCAAGGGTGTAATTGATAGAAATGATTATGTTATTGAAGAGGATAATGAAATGAGAGATCTTGTAGATACTCTTACTAAAGAAGATCCTAGTGTGCTAGAATTAAAGTTCTATCCAATCATTCCAAATATTATCAATGTTCTCACAGCTGAGTTTTCCAAAAGAAACACTAAAATTACTTTCCAAGCAAAGGATGAATACTCATATAATGAGCAGCTAGAACAAAAAAGATCTCAAGTTGAAGGTGTGTTGTTACAACAAGCAGAACAAAAGCTTATGGCTAAAATGCTTGAACAAGGTCTTGATCAAAATGATCCAGAAGTTCAGCAACAAATGCAACAACAACTTTCTCCAGAAAATCTTAAGAGTCTTCCTGAAATACAAGCCTTCTTTGATAAAGATTATCGCAGCATGTGTGAACAATGGGCTATGCATCAAACAAAGATTGATGAAGAAAGATTTAAGATGGATGAGCTAGAGGAAAGAGGTTTCCGTGATATGCTTATTACTGATAGAGAATTCTGGCACTTTAAGATGATGGAAGATGATTATGATATTGAGTTATGGAATCCTGTAACTACTTTTTATCACAAGTCTCCTGAAGCAAGATATATCTCTCAAGGAAATTGGGTAGGACGCGTAGAGATGTTAACAGTAGCTGATGTTATTGATAAGTATGGATACGCGATGACTCAAGCTCAATTGGAGTCTATTGAAGCTATCTATCCTGTGAGATCTGCCGGTTATCCTTTACAGGGATATCAAAATGATGGTAGTTATTATGATGCTACCAAGTCTCATGAGTGGAATACTAACATGCCATCTCTAGCCTACAGACAGTTTACATCTATGTATGATAACTTTGTGTATAATGGTGGAGATATCATCAATTGGATTATGGCTGAAAGTGAAGACTACGCGCCTATGGGAGCAGCCTTTTTGCTTAGATGTACTACAGCATACTGGAAGTCTCAAAGAAAGATAGGTCACTTAACCAAGATTAGTGATAGCGGTGAAGTAGTTACCGATATAGTTGGTGAAGATTATATTATTACTGATAAGCCAATATATGATACAACTTTGATTAGAAATAAATCCAAAGATAATTTAGTTTTTGGTGAACATCTTGATTGGATTTGGATTAACCAAACTTGGGGTGGAGTAAAGATTGGACCTAATCATCCTAGTTTCTGGGGTATGAATAATCCTGGTGGAGTTAATCCTATATACTTAGGTATTGATCAGAATAAAATGGGCCCACTTAAGTGTCAATTCAAAGGAGATGCCACACTCTATGGATGTAAATTACCTGTAGAGGGTGCTGTATTTAATGATAGAAATACAAGATCAACTTCTATGGTTGACTTAATGAAGCCTTTCCAGATTGGATACAATATTGTGAATAACCAAATTGCAGATATCCTTATAGATGAATTAGGTACTGTAATCATGTTAGATCAGAATGCTTTACCTAAGCGCTCATTAGGAGAAGACTGGGGTAAGAACAACTTTGCCAAAGCTTATGTGGCAATGAAGAACTTCCAGATCTTACCTTTGGATACATCAATCTCTAATACAGAAAACTCAATCTCTCAGAACCATTTCCAGGTTATGAATCTTGAACAAACCAACCGCATGATGTCCAGAATCCAGATGGCCAACTATTTCAAGCAACAATGTTTTGAAGTTATAGGAGTTACACCACAGCGTCTTGGACAACAAATAGGTCAAACAGATACAGCTAAGGGAGTAGAACAAGCTGTGGCGGGTTCTTATGCCCAAACAGAGCCTTATTTTATTCAACACTCAGATTACTTAATGCCAAGGGTGCATCAGATGAGAACAGACTTAGCACAATACTATCAATCAAATAAGCCTTCAATCAGATTGCAATACATGACATCTGAAGATGAGAAAGTAAATTTTGAGATGAATGGTAATGATCTCCTATTAAGAGACCTTAATATTTTTGCTACAACAAAAGCTAATCAAAGAGCTATCTTAGAACAGATGAAAAATCTTGCTGTAACAAACAACACAGCCGGTGCTACCATTTATGATCTAGGAACTATTATGCAAGCAGAATCTATGGGAGAACTTACAAATTCTCTTAAAGGTATTGATAAGAAAGCTAATGCTATACGTCAAGAAGATCAGCAACATCAACAAGAAATGCAAGATCAAGAAATGCAAACTAGACTTCAAGAAAAGCAAATGCAACTTGATCATGATATGCAAGAGAAAGAGAAGGATAGAAGAAAAGATATTCTTATTGCTGAGATTAAGTCTGCAGGATACGGTGCTATGCAAGATATCAATGCTAATCAACAGTCTGATTATCTTGATGCTCTAGGGCAGATACAAAAGTCTGAGCAATTTCAGGATACAATGAATCTACAGAATAGCAAAGAGACTAACAGAATGACTAATGATAGGGAGAAAGCACAAATAGAAAGAGAGAAAATGCAAGCTCAAATGAAGATGAAAGAGATGGATGTGGCTATTGCCCGAGAAAATAAGAATAAATTTGATGCTAAAAAGCCTCCTGCAAAGAAGAAGAAATAGTCTATAGCTATATATTGCAATATTTTAATATAGGGCTCATAGATTATTTCAAATGTATAAAGTTTAATTAGTTAAATTTGTTACAATAAATTAAATAAACCAACAGATATGAATAATAATGAAACAACAACAGTAAATCAACAAGACATCAGTCTTGATGAATTGCTAGGTACACCGGGTGCAGAGAACATCATGGTGCCTGAAAAAGAAGATAAGAAACCAGGTATGTTTTCTAGAGCTTCTAAAACAGATCTCACGTTCCTTGATAAGCCTGATGATAAAACTAACTCCTCAGGAGAGAAAGCAGATGGAAATTCTGACTCAGCTACTCCGCCTCAGATCAGTTCAGAAGAAGCAGGAAAAACCCTGGACAATCTTTTGTCTGAAAACCAAGATAACCAAGATGTTGAAGAGACTACTAAAAAAGGGGGGAGACCAACCAACTTAGTAGAACTTGGAACTAAGCTTATTGAGAAAGGATATATTACTCCTTTTGAAGGTGAGGAAGATGTAAGTAAGTATACTCTTAAAGATTGGGAAGAACTATTTGACTCAAATGAAGCTGCTAAAAAACAGAAGTTTGGTCAAGAAGCTTCAGTTGAATTCTATGAGAATCTTCCTGAAGAACTACAAGTAGCAGCTCATTATGTTGCTAATGGTGGTAATGACCTAAAGAGCTTATTCAGATCCTTAGCTGCAGTAGAAGAAATTCGCCAGTTAGATACAACAACTGAAGAGAATCAAGAACAAATTGTTAGAAGCTATTTACATGCTACTCAATTTGGTACAGCTGAAGATATAGAAGAAGAGATTGAAGGTTGGAAAGACCGCAATGAGTTAGAGAATAAAGCTAACAAATTCAAACCAAAATTAGATGCTATGCAGGAGCAGATTGTAGCAAGACAATTGCAACAACAAGAAGGCAAGCGCAAGCAACAACAACAACAAGCTGCAGTATACACAGATAATGTATATAAAACTCTAGAACCAGGTGAGATTAATGGACTTAAACTTGATAAGAAAACTCAGAACTTATTGTTCTCAGGATTAACTCAAGCTAATTATCCATCTGTATCTGGAAAATCAACCAACTTGCTTGGTCACTTGTTAGAGAAGTATCAGTATGTAGAACCTAATCATGCTTTAATAACTGAAGCACTTTGGTTACTTGCTGATCCAGAAGCTTACAAGAGTAAGGTTAGAGCAATAGGAAGTAAAGAAGCTGTTGAAAAAACAGTAAGAACTTTAAAAACAGAACAAAGCAATAAAATTACATCTAACTCTCAACAAGAAGATGATAATGCTAGTAGAAAAAAATCAAGCACCCCAGGTTTACAAAGACCTACAGGTAGCTTCTTTAAAAGATAACAACAAAAAATAAATAAATTAAATTATAAACTAAAAACAAAAACACAAAATGGCAACTCCAGTATTAAACAATGGTATATTCCTGCGTGATACGAACTACCAAGCTAGTTCTCACCTAGACTCATATCACTTAGTAAACATGTTAAAAGATGCAGAACCTATGGACTTAGGTCCGGTAGACATCTGGGCTATGGCTCAGAAAGTTGAAATGCCTCTTTACCAATTATCTTCTTTTGGTGGTAAGAATATCATCATGGTAGAAAATGCTCGTGGTGAGTACAAATGGCAAACTCCAGTTAGTCAAGACTTACCATACATTGTAGAAGATATTGAACCAGGAAACATCAACAAAGGTGTGGATGGTACTCCTTTCAAAATCAAGATCAACAAGCGTGAGTTTGGTCATGGTGATATTATCACTTATGATAAGTATAATGGTTGTGAGATGTACATTACTGCAGATGATATCCTACCTATGGGTGATGGTTTTATCTACACTGTACAGTTAGTAAACAATGATAACTATAAATTCCTTGAGAACAAGTATTTAACTTCTCAAACTAAGTTGTTCCGTAAAGGTTCAGCCCGTGGAGAATATGGTGAGAGATTCTCAGACATCTCTACCCGCTCTGGCTTCCGTGAGTTCTATAACTTCGTAGGTGGTGCAGAAGCTCACGTACACTATTCTATCTCATCTCGTGCTGACTTGATGATCAAAGGTGGAATGGCTGCAGATGGTACAGTTCCTGTAACTGAAATCTGGAGAAACTTTGATACTCAATTAGATCCTGCTATCAGCAAGATTGAAGATGTAGCAAGTAAAATGGGTAAAGATTATCTTAAGCGTGCTGTAGGTAATGGTACTTTAACCCGTACTTTCTTAACTACTATGGAAGCTGCTCACTTAACTAAGATTGCTACTGACATCGAGACTTACCTAATGTGGGGTCATGGTGGACGTATTAAGCAAGATGGTCCAGATGACATGCGTTTATCAGTAGGTTTATGGAAGCAATTAGATAACTCATACAAGCGTGTATACAACAAGGCTAATTTCTCTTTAGAGTTATTCCGTGCTGAATTGTATAACTTCTATGCAGGTCGTGTTGAATTCCAAGGTCCAGATCCTAAGAGACAATTAATTGTTCAAACAGGTATGGGTGGAATGAGATTAGTGAATGAAGCAATTAAGCGTGAAGCTGTTAATACTGGACTTGTGATCAACATGGGTGATGGTAAAAATGGTGGTGGCGGTATTGGTGCTATCACTGGTCAAGGTATGGACTTGAATTTTGGATTTGCTTTCACTAGTTATGTGATTCCTTTCTTAGCTAATGTTAAGTTTGTTCTTAACCCAGCTTTTGATAACTTACATACTAATGATATTGAGAACCCAATCATTGATGGAAATCCATTAAGCTCTTATAGCTTTGTGATCTTTGACATCACTGATACAGGAAATGACAACATCTTCATGTTGAAATTATCTTGGGATAATCAATTAAAGTGGTTCTACCAGAATGGTACTATGGATTACATGGGCCGTACTCAAGGGTTCCAATCAAATGGTAACTTCAATGGATACCGTGTTATGATGACTCAAACAATGCCAGCTATCTGGGTAAAAGATCCTACCAAGGTTCTTAAGATTGTAATGAGAAATCCTATCACTGGAGGTTCATTCTAATACTAGTGCTTGGGAAGAGGTTTTCATATTCCTCTTCCCGCATAAGCACCTGCCCGGTGATGCGTCTGTTGTAGAGCTCGCAACTCTAGCCGGGAACAAATTGTAATTAAAAGATTGAAGAATGAGCATTACTAACAATATCAAATCTGGATTTAGAAGATTAACTAATGTTAATGCTTGGGCTAATCTTGCTGATGTAAATCAAGCTGTTGCTCAAGCAGTTCCTTATACTATAGTAGGTGCACATCTTAATCATCCTATGGGACAACCTCCTAGTATAGGTATTATAGCAAAAAATCAAGCAGTACCTTGTCCTGCAGGATGTGATTGTACAATAGGACGAGATATTACATGTTTTACAATATCTAATTTTGCTACTGGAAAGTATATGATTATACTATCTACACCTGCGGCAAAAGGATTTGATGTTCTTATCGCTCCTTTATCTGATGCTAGACAAAATATAGGAGTAGAGGTAATAAGCCCTACACAAGTTATTGTAAGTACTTATGATATACCTACAGCAGCTTATGTTAACAATGCTTTCAAGAATACTTATATACAATTTCAACTTTGGAACTAATTAATAACTATCTTTATAAACATATAAAACTTAAACACAATGACATTAAAAAATACAATCAGAAGTTTCAAAAAGAGCTTGCTTGGTGAAAATGGTTTTGCTAATTTTTCAGATGTAAATGAAGCAGTTGCAACAAACACTATAAAATATAATACGGCCTATACTTATTCAGGAAATACTATAGGTAATATAGTGCCTGTACCAAGAGTATCTAGTATAGTTAATAATGTTTATGTTACAAATATTGGTAACAGTGTAACAAATAATCTCTCTGTTGGA